CGTAATCACCGGTATCTCCAAGAGTGTCATTGTTGCTGTTGTCGGAGAAGTCGAGGTGAAATCCGTTGTTATTGATGTTCGAAATTAACGCATCATTGATCTCAACACCATAAACAAAAATTCCAAAGTCGGATGCTGATGCATCTGTCCTTTGAATCTTTAAGGTAGTAAGTGTAAATGCAGAGCCGTTGTAAATTTCTTGGTAGCCGCCATTGTTATTTACGTTATACCAAGTCCCATTATTGATTTGGTATCGACTGCAATAATCATACTTAATACGAATTTTGGTGACTCCTGAAATACCGTTAGTCGGTTGCCACAGAAAAGTCGCTCTTGGATTGGAGTTTGTGCCTCTGTTAATACGAGAGTAAGTTGTATCATCTCCATCGAAGATGTTATCAACAGGCTGAGTGTTTAGATAAACGTTTCCATCATTTAGATCTGTTTGACCATTGTCGGAGTAACTTACTGGTGTTGGTCCGTGGTCACCAGTGTATTCAATCGGGTTCCACACTCCAGTGTCTGCCGAAAATTCACCGAAGACAGTTAGATATTCAGCGTTTGGTGTGCCGGTAACTGAGCCGCTGGTGTCAGTACTCGTAGTTGGAGTTAGACCGTCGAGAAAGTGAACCTCGGCTATGGAAAAATCACCGTACCAAGTATTGTATGGTGTAGCGCTGCCAATAGCGTGTGCTTCGGTTTTATTAACTCTTCCTTCAAAATTTGGAGATGGATAAGTTTCCTGCCTAAAAGAAGTTTCCCGAACTCCGTTTACGTAGAGCTTGACTCTATCTCCGGCAGTAGATGCGGTGGTATCTACAGCCAGAACAATATGCATCCAGGCGGAAGGATCTCTAAATACACGATTAGTCGTCAACCTCCATTCAATGCTTGAGCCAGCAAAAGCAGTTGTTTTTAGTTCATTAGATGAGTTGAAGTAAAGGGTGGCATATTCACTGTTTGCGTTGGAATCTGAACATACAAAAATGCCATCTTCTGTTCCTAATTTGGACCGTTTAACCCAGCCACTCCAAGTCCACGTCTTGCGATTGCCAGGGGACGACGGAGTTCTGCTTAAATAAGCAGTATCATTACTGTTAAAACGCAAGCTACGTTTGATTTTGAAATCAGCAGCGCCGCCACCACCGGCGGCACCTGCAAGAATGTTATTAAAAACTGGCATAGATCACTCGTAGTTAGCGGTAAAGTTGCACGTCAAGGTTGTGCTGTTAAGTACGATGTAATCAATACGATCGATTTTTGTTGCAGTGCTGGTAAGGGTGATGCTGGAGGAACCACCAACAAATTTCATGGAGCCTGCAACAGGACCGGAGTGTGCTCCGCCATAGACAATAAAAATAGAACCTGTTTGACCCTCAGCAGCCGTTGCAAGGTTGGTAAGGGTAAAGGAAGTCCAGTTACCAGAGGTGGTAAACTTAAAGTTGTTGCCTGCGTTAAGGTCAAAGCTAGGCGTAGTGCCAGTCACATCGACGATGTCACCACGTTGTGCTGCGGTGTAGGTTTGTGCAACATCTTTGAGAGCATTATTAGCATCGTATGCCTGGACAGAAACACCAGTAGCTGCAGTGATACGTGCGTCAGAAAGGGTATTGATCTCAGAATCGGTACGTCTAGCACCGAGAGTGCTAACAGCGACATCTACATCACCACTGCCAGTGTCATAAGTAAGCGTATTTACGCGGATTTTTCCGTGTGCCATGATTAGTTAATAATTGTGAGAATAGCGTCTTGATCGACAGTGAGAGTTGCGCTAGATGCAACAGTTACTTGTGGTCCCATAAAACCAAAATTGGTGTTACCAGAAAGAGTTTTATTAGAACTAATAGTTTGTGGAGTTTCAAGCTGCTCTGAAGTAGTAGCAACTTGGATAAAGCTAAGGTTACCGTTGGTGTCACTAGACAACGCCAAGCCAGTAGA